CTTCAGACCGCTTATCTTGGTTATGGAGTGATTCCAGATCCCACTGGTGCTTATGCTTATACGCGTAACGCTGGTGGAGATCCGATGGCCGCAGTGCGTGCCGTTCAGAGTGTGTTGAACTCGAAGCAGACTATCCTTTGTGGACAACTGCGTGAGCTCAGCTTACATTAATATGAATTCTCAAAATTCAACAGCCGGACAGAGTAATGGAATTGAAAAGCAACAGCCAGTTCAACCTGGCTCGTTGCAACCCGCTTCGACTCAGGGGTCTCCCGCCAATCTTGACGAGAGTACTCCAATTGTAACTTCTACGATGGGTGTCAATCTTGCTGAACAGCAGGAGCTTGTCACTCGTCATGGTACTGATGGCAATGTCAACAACATGACATCTCGTGCAGATGCACATCTTAACGAGGCAGATTGGGACTTGGCAAGTATTCTTCGTAGGAACAATTTGGTTGGCGCCTTCAACTGGGCGCTTACTGACGCTGTAGGCACCGAGATCTCCATTAACGGAGCCCCCGGTGTTGCCACCGATGTTCCTCAGGATCTTTTGAGAAATGATCTTGTTTCAACACCATTTGAGCGATTTCAATTTTGTCGTTTTCGAACAGCACATGTGCGTTTTCAGATTACGGCATCTAGATTTCATCAAGGTCGTCTTATCGTTTATTATGTACCAACTATGCTGGGCAAACAATATGTGGGCGGTGCTGGTGTGTATGCACCAACTCGTGCCACTCAGGTTCAGCATTGTTTTCTTGATCCGTCTAATGGCACTGTCATTGACATGGCCATTCCATTCCAGTTTAATAAGGGATGGATTGATCTTATCTTTGGCGATGTCTTGGGTCAGCTTCGTGTTCAGGTTCTTAATCAACTTCAGGCAGCTTCAGGATCTTCAACTTCAGTTGAGGTTAAAGTTTTCGTCTCGTTTGAGGACGCTCATTTTAGAGTGCCCAGACCAGGCGGTCTCACCTTCACTGAGCGACGTACGCGTAATGATCTCCTTTTGGAGAGAAAGACGCTTCAGGACGAGTTGTCTGCCCTCAGGAGTGAATATGATGCCGTTGTTCGACGATCGAACACAGTGCAGAATTATCACTCTGCAGGCCATGGTGAGGAATCTGATGGATGGGATGATGTTTCATGTCCACCAACTCCCAAGCCTCGAACAAAGGTCACTTTAGGTGAACCGATACTGCTTAGATCAAATCGAGCGGCGTCTTATTTGCCTAAGAATGTGATCCCAATTCGTAAGAGAGTGGAAGCTGAAGAACAGTCTGGCGTTTTTCGAAGCGCTGGTGCTGCTGTTGGCTCCAAGTTGGATAAGCTTGCTGAGGATGTGTTGCCTAAGGAGATA